TTCAATATCGTCGAGGCTGTTACTTTTGCCATACTTATTTCCTTTCTTACGATTGTATTTAGTTTTATCTGGAATAATTTTATGTGCGTATTCACGTCTTCTACCTTCATTCATAGCTTTAGCTATAGGATTAATGATTCTAATATGTGGTTTCATACGCATACTCCGGATGTGGGTTATTAAAAAATATATATTATATAAAAATTTATGTAGCGACAGCGGAATAAATTTAATTAAGATCTTAAACGTCTCCTAAAAGAAATCTAAAGGAGGTACCTATGGGTTATGAGAATTGCGGGAAGCACCCGAATTCGCTTGCACAGTTGAGACCAGTGATGGACTCAGAGACAGCTCGTGAGATGCAGGCGAGAGGCGCGGAGAAGCGTCGTCAGAATAAAGCACTCAGAGAAGCTATGAGACTGTCAGCCTCCGAGTTTAAAAAAATTAGGGATGAAGTAATTTCCGAAATGCCATCGGCCGTTGATATACTTAAAGTACAATTGGCGAAGGCTATTGAATTGGAAGATCAAGAAACTATAGAACGATTGGCTATGGCGTTAGCTGAGTATGAACAGCCGAAGCTACAGCGTATCGATCAGACTAGCTTGACACTTGATACGGCGGAAATGTCGGAAGAGGATTTGCAGAAAAAAATTGCGGAATTGTCGGACTGAGACGTATCTCGGATGTGGGTTAGCAATTTTAAAAGCCTAGAGCATATTCGGAGAGTGATGCTCTAGGCTTATTTTTGCAATCTCACCAGGCCGAGTGAGCTCAAGGAACCTGTCAAGAGGAGTCGCGTGGTTATTTAATTTCGTCGCTACCGACTAGGAGGCCTTAACTCTCATTGCAAAAATATGGGGTAACTATTGAGACTTGAACTCAAACTAACAGAATCACAAACTGTCGTGCAACCGTTACACTATAGTTACCGTAATGCTTTTTGTTCGTCACGAAGTATTTGAATATAATCGTATGCATCTTTCTTATTCTTAAACGAACCTAATGGAACCCAGTGAGTGCCATTAATCTTTTGTTTAGCTTTGATTTCATCTTTAGTAGATAGACCGAGATCAAGCGAGGTAGCTTTAGCAAAAGCTCGAACTCGGTTATCAACAGGAGATCTTTCAGAAACATCGAAGTGGAATAGTTTAATCATAGTATAACCTCAACGTGTTTATCAAACCATTCTTTGTTAACGCCTTTCATAGCCATACGTTGGGCTAGTTTAAGTTTAGCAACTTTATTATGAAATCTTATAGAATCAAATTTATGATTTCGAGATTTACAGAATGCTACAAGTAAATCAATAGTAGCATCACAAAGTAAATCTTTGTGAGTTTCGTCAGCACACATATGTGCAAGTGCTTCGAAGTCGGGTCGAGTCATAGTCATATTATTACAACCTTTACATTTTCAATGATTAAAATTAATAGAATACCTAAAGCTATGCCGAGCATAAATCTTGGAAGTGTCATGTTAATCTGTCTCCTATTCTATGAAGCATATTTAATTCTGAACATGAATCTTTATAACCTTTACGATCTTTAGTATTATAACTTTCATCAATTTTAGAATTAATTAAGAATACTCGGTGTTCGATAAGATCAAGAAGCAAATCGCGTTCTTTCTCATCGAGTACTATTTTATATTCGACTACCATAATTAGAAATTAGAGAATGTTGAAGTCATAACATTTCGTATTTCGCAGTTTTCGATGTCTTCGAGATCTTTATATTCATCAGAAGTACGACAGCCTGCGATAATAATTTGAATGTCTTCATCAGTAAAATTATGATTAGCTGCTAGTTGAGTTACATTTTCACGGAACTCGAGAACAGTTTCTTCAATAAAATCATTTACGATAGATTCGAGCTCATCAGATCTGGATTCTAGAACTGAGTGAGCATTGTTAATAATATCTTTATATACTTTATATAGCATAACGTTAAACTCTTTAGTTGTTAAAGGGAATGGGTTTATCGATACGACCACCAATATAGGATTGCTCGTATCAAAAGGATTACGCCGATACCTGAACCGACGTATTCCCAGAACGGATCAATTTGATCCATAAGATGCTAACTTATTTGCTACAGCGGTTTGATTTTTAGCTTCGAATTCAAGACGCCATATTTGATTTTTAAGCTTTTCTATTTTACGTTGAACACCAGGAGTTTGACCGGTTTCGATTTCATGCTTTAGTTTATCGAGGCCTTGCCTATCGTGATGTACGTATACATCGAACTCTTCAGCAAATTTATGATTAAGATTAGAATCAGCATTGCCATGTAATAGCTTTTGATGTTGAGGAATACCGTAAGCACCTTTGAAGTATCGAACTAGAGGAGCTTTGTATTTAGTATGCCATCGTCTTGGGCCACGCGCCATAAGGCGCACTGTATAAAGCATATCATATTCTGTAACCATATTATAAGTTCTTGCATGCTTTCTTACGTTTGCATTTTGTTTAGTAATAGTATTTTTAAGATCGATAAGACTTTTATCATCTTTAGTTGCTACAGTAAATTTATATGACTTAGATCGCCATGATGCTTTACTGTTACGAGGTTTTCTATAAACTGCCATAAGCTACCTTTCTATATTGGATGACGGTTTGCTAAATAATGCAGGGACTAAGAGAGTGAACACTTAGTCCCTAAGAATTATTTATTTAGACGTGTTATCGTCTGTAGACATGAAGATTGCTTCTTTCTTTGCTTTAAGACCTGTTATATCAAGTGAGGTAT